ACCATTCCTGTGATACACGCTTGCTCACACGCACGAGAAAATTGCTCATGAATCCCATTAGTGTTGCAAAGGTGCGTCATTAATTTATTATATTGGTCCGTCGTTTGCGTATCTGCACCTTCTCCAGGGATGTAATTGATCTGTTTTCTATGTTGACGTTGGTATCCCGTCACCATGTTTACTGGCTGCTGGAGTAGATTAAAATAGAAGTTTTGATAACTCTGACTAGGAGTAAAATTAAAATATCGAATTGCCGCCTACTCGCCCCCCGTCACTTAAGACGAGGGGCGGTAGGCCGATTTATAAAAGTCTGGCTGCCGGCATAAAAAAGAGTATCTATGTTACTCTGATTCCAGCGCGCCTGTTCAATAGGTTGAAATTTCGAATATAAATTGTCAAGCCATTGACGTATATTGACTTGTGACGGCTCTAAAGCATTATTCCATGGGGGATAGTAGAATGACGTAAGTACCTCCTAGCCCAAAGGCTGTTAAATACCCACGATATCATTAAAATTTTTATTCTGGCAATATTATTTTATATCCCTCTTCTTCCAAGAATGCAATGCAACTTTTTATTTTATCCTCTTTTCTTACCCCAGCTGGATGTCGGGACGTCCAAAGCTCGAGATTTTCCGGTCTATTGTCATGCCTGACTCCGTTTTTATGATGCACGGTTTCTCCCTTTCTTATAGGTCTTCCTATCATTTCAGACATCACAAATACATGTTCGAGTATTATTTTAGTCCTAGAATTTGCATTTGGATGGTCTCTATAGATGGCTCTATATCCACATTTATTGACATATCCATTTCCATATTGACTCCTAACTCTAGGAGATTTAACGGGATATCCAGTCATCTTTCTGTATCTAGCTAAACTTCTGCATTTATCAGAACAATATTTTGCCGTTAAATTATTCTTTGTAGTAAAAATACTTTCACATAATTGACAATTACATTTTTTTAACTCGCAAACCGATTTTTCTTTTTTATTTTTAGAAAGACACTCATCTGAGCAATATTCATGATAAATCCCCGCTCTCTGATTAAATTGTTTTTCACAAGACTTGCAAATAATCTTTTTAATTACTGTGAAATGTGGATGTTGCTGACTATTTATTCTTCTATTGTAATATGCGTTACATTTTTGACTACAATATTTTTGATTTGCTTTTTTTTTGACGTGTGGTTCAAATTTTAAACAGCAAGCTTGACATATTCTTAACATAATAACCTCCTTAGTTATTCCTAAAAAAGACATGTCGGATGGTAGGATTCCATCTTTTCGGCTGGCCGGCCTAGACATGTCTTAGAATTTATATTGATTTGTAATTATTCAGATTCAGCAGATACGACTTCAGATTCAGAAGGAGCTTCTACTGCTTCAGAAGCTTGTGGAACGACCCACTCTGCCCAATCATCATCATCGCTTAAAAGCATAGAGATTGCGTTAGCATCTCCAATGCGATGAATTCCACCGTTGATGTCAAAGGCAGCGATAAAAGCGGGGTCTTGCTTAATAATAGAATTAGATTCAATGTAAGAAGGAATCACCATGCTCATGTAAGATACATCTAAGTTTCCATCCGCTAAGTTCACTTTTAGATCAGGTTTGCACACTCTTTTTCCATTCAAAATTTCTTTGTAAGCATCTTTAAATATCATTTTCCTTCTCCTTTTTATTGATTATTTTTTTCTTATTTGGATCAAACGGGGGAAGAATACCTTTCATTTCCTCTCCAAACAATTTTTCCCAATCGGGCAATATGTTTTCATTTATCGTCAGCATTCTAACACCTTGCTCTATATCTTCATTGCAAAGCTGAACACGTTCGTGAATAGAAGCATAGTGTTTTAATGATTTTTGTATCACACTTTTTATGTGATTTTTTACATCTTTTTTGTCAGTGAAATACTTCTTAGACTGGCATAGACGTCCATATGTTATTATTTGGTAGATCATGATTGTCCTCATCTAAATCCATAATGACTTGCTGGATTATATGTTCTATTAGCTTGTTCTTTTTGTTTCTCATAATATTCTTGCTGATTGAATGAGGATACCTTGTGAGTAGCTACGGCATAGCGCATCGCATCGACTGAGTGATCCTCAACTTTAAGAGGAGCGTCAATTCCCATCTTAGCTTTCTTGCTATCCCACACATATCCCTGAATCTCTCGGATTGTATTCTTGCACTCTTTAAGAATAAAAAGATTTCCCTGTTGCATTTCATTAGTCATTCTTCCTATTCCGTAAAGTACATCATTATTCGCATCGATGGGGTGCATACGTCTTCGTCTAAGATCTTCCTTGAATGCAGCGGCTGAAGGATCAATGTAAATGTGCTTTACACCATAAGGCTCGAGAAATCTTTGCACATCATCCGCATATTCAGCGTTCGTCTTTTGCCTTCCTTGTGCCTTGGATGACCAATAATACTCTTTTTCAACCCAAATCTTTTTCCCTGATTGTTCGGCTCTGCCTGTACTCACACCAATTAGCACACAGGCGAAGGCATTGCTAGTTCCTACGTCAATACCAGCAATCCAATACTCAGCAGCGCGAGGAGGCTTATTAAGAACGTGTAAATCTGTATCGAAGAAATCGAATATAGCACCTTCTGCCAAGCACCATAGACCGAGGTAGTTTCTCTTATACGAGAGACCTGAGTGAGACAATCTGATGCGCTCCTTGTAATCAAAGTCGACAAAAGGATTATCATCGAGAGTAAAATGCTTAGAATAATAGTTTTTATCACCTTCAAGTCCTCTGTCTATCCATTTTTTAATCTTATGTTCTGGATGGCTTGGGTTCATAGCGCAAAAACCCATAGACCATGGCTGAGATAAGCGGTTATCTATCATGTCGATCATCGAGTCTGGATATAACGTCATTTCATCGCAATACACAAGACTCATTGTTTGCCCTTGTATCTTACCTACGCATCCTTCGTTATCCGCCCCAGCTGTGTTGATGATCTTATCCTTGAAAAGCAAGCTGTTGTCACCTGCTCTCCACGTGCAAAAAGGACGGAATATAGCCATAATGTCATCTTCGAAGATAAGCTTGATGGCGTTATTATAGATCGTGCGAGATGTATATCCTATCATCCATATTTTAGAGTCTGGGCATGCGTCTACAGCCTGCATAAAACGCCACAGAGTGATGATCGTTTTCCCTGATCTGACAGATCCATGCGCTATGTTCCACTTGCGAGTCGATTCAATAAGAAATTCAAGCTGTTTTGGACTGAATGGATTAGTCATCGATTCTCTCGTAATGTGATATGTGAAATAATTTTTCGATTTTTACTAATATGGGTCGTACACAATCTGGCCTATGTTCTTTAGTATTTTTCCACATGTTTCGCCTTTACTTATTCAAATTTTTATCTTATCCTACTACGTAAAATCCTTCAAGGAATATATGGATTTTTTTCACATTAAGAATTAAATACACAAAACAGAATCTGTAATTTGAAAGGGAAGGAATCTAAGAGTGAGGAACAGGGCTAAGTGCAATTTATGTAACGATGTGATCGAAAGTTTGCACGCTACAGACTATGTTAAATGCAGGTGCGACGCTATTGCTATTGATGGAGGACCTGATAATTATTTATGCTATGCTAAAGATTGGGCTAATTTCTTAAGAGTTGATGAAAATGGAAATGAGATAAAAATAAAGGTTAAGAATGAACAAAATAATGTTAAAGATGACCATAAGATTCGCAATAGCGATGCCATTTTTAATAATGGCAATGATAGTGGATTGGTTAATGTTCATTCCGATAAAGATGTTAGATTGGATAAGAAAGCAGATATCAGAGTTCCTGATTTGGATATCGGATCAAATATATCCAACAAAAGATCAGAATTAGACGATATAGAAAGGGCAAAGAAATCTATGAATGATGATAGCAAACCACCTAGCAAGGAAGAGTTATTATACATGCTAGATGAGATGATAAAGAGCTTTCAAAGCCTTCCTCAGCACGCTATGTTAACGCCAATCAATCACTACGATTTCTCTTCGCTAATGCTGCTAGTATCTGCGCTCTTTAAAGCCTCTTGAGCTTCTTTCACTTGATTCATGACTTCTTTGAATGTCTGCATTGTTTCGGTGGATACGGTTAATTCAGTTGGGTTTTCTCTTTGTTTTAATCTATTCTTCCCCAACCAAACCATCATTGTATTATCGCCATTAGTTGCTTTATCATATTGTGCAGTTAATAATGTTGCATCACCTTCTGCTCTTTTTATAGTTTGATACTCAGTGAAAGTCATTCCGTATCTTTCTGCTACCCTATCGTAAAAAGTGTTGGGATGCATGTTGAAAAATGGACATATTTGTGTACCATCACATCCTGCCTTTAGCATGTGATCTACCTTCTCCCAATCAATAGGCTTAACCGTTCGCCCCATTTTCGTGTCATCTTTAACTACTTTAACAGACATAATAACCATATTAAATGTTTTATTAATTATAGATTATATTTTATGGATTTTTTAGGCAAGTCTCTCGTGGAAATGTTGCATTTTCATATTATCATGTTGAAGAAAAATCGGGGCAAACATGGAAATTAAATATAATATATTCTCATAGGAAAAGTTATTAAGTTCGGGAAAGTTGACAGGCATAATATAGACGAAAATAAATACTTGTCGTTTTTACGCTATAGTCTTATAAAGAAGATGTGTGCGTAAATTTCATGGAGGTGTTACTATGTCAGTCCCAATACCTGCAAGAGCCGATTTAGTAGTTAACGTAGACAGCCGATGTTTCTGCTGTTTTAGAACCCCTAAAAATAGCTCTCCTAAAAAAGAGCCGGAATCTTTGTCCGATAAGATCCGTGGGGTATTTAATTCTAAAATACAGGCAGACGAAAAGCCTCCTACCGTTGGAAGAGGAAGAACAATAAGTTTTCATGAGTGCAAGTAGAGGATCGATAAAATGAATGAATGGATTAAATGTTCAGATAAATTGCTCGGACTTGAAATGTCACATAGATATGTGTTTAGCAAAGGAACCAATGAAATTGTCACAGATTGGATGAGGGTTCCAATGATATCCCCACACTTATTTTTTGATAAAATTTCCTCACATTATATAACTAAACACGAGAGAACATGTCTAGACGAGAGAGAGTAGAAGATTTGGGTGTATTGACAGAAAAACTACAAGGAATAATCGATCATGATTTATTTCAT